GCAACTATAAGATCTTCACATCTGCTCTCAAAAAAAATAAAGTAAACTATCTAACTATAGAACTATCTTTTGATGGTATATACGATATACCGTATTCTGAAGATGTTATAAGGTTAAAGTCTGATTCTGTCATGTGGCAGAAAGAAAGACTAATCAATTATGGGGTCAGTCAGTTACCTCCTAGTTGTAAGAAGTTTGCTTGGGTTGATTGCGATGTACTTTTTGAGTTTAACGACTGGGTGAACCAAGCAGAAAAAAAGCTGGACGAGGTTGATATCGTCCAGCTTTTCAAACGTGTCTTCTATCTCCCCTCTGGGGATGAGTCTTATAAGGGACGACACGACATTATGGTCCAGAGTGTCATCTGGCAGGTTAAGACCCACAGAAATTGGCTGAACCGGCGTAAGGCAAAAATGTTGCCATTCTCTTCGCCCGGATTTGCATGGGCCGCTCGCAGAGATGCTTTTGTAGAAGGCATCTATGACAAAAATATAGTTGGTAGTGGCGACACATTCCTAGTTGATGCCATATTGGGCTCTTGGGAAATTCATGGATTCGCCAGCAAGTTCACGTTAGCTATGAAGTCAGATATGGCAATCTGGCTAAATAAACAAAGAAAGTGGACATACGACTACGTCCCACAATCGATTTACCATCTGTACCATGGTTCTTTAAAGAAGAGACAATATATGGACAGACACAATATAATTTTAGACAACAATTTCGACCCATCCTTGGATATAGTTCTTAAAGACAACGTCTTTGAATGGGCCTCAGACAAACCAAATCTACACTCCGGTATTATCGAGTATTTCAATGGAAGAGACGAAGATGAAAATTAAACTTTCTTGTGAAGCCATTTCAGTAGTCGGCCTCGCAGCTTATGGACTTTATGCCCACAATGTCGGGTTTCTTCTAACCTGCGTACCACTTGGGTTAATTTGTTACGCACTTAAGAAAATTCGCTGCCAAATCAAGAACATAGAAGTGTGGTATTAATATGCGAGAGTGGGTAGTAGAACAAGGTGTATTTGAAGAGAATGAACAAAAGCTGAGAGATATTCTTGGCGAGAGGTTCATTTCGGTAAAGTATACAATCAATGGGCCGACTTTCTCAAGGTCTCCTGTTAGCGACTATGTCTTCTATGGTACTTCTGTACTAGGTAGAAGATTACAAAAGTCGAAAGGTCACAAAGCTATTTGTTGGCTGTGGGATAAAGTATATGACTGCAACTACTACCTACCATACTTTGGTAAATTGGCACTAAATAATCCACATATATTAGTTGAGGCTGGAACATTTCCTTTACTGTGGGAATCCATTGGCTTAGAATCCGCATTTGTGAAGCAGAATAGTGGATATAAGACGTTTACGGGTATGGTGATGGACAAATTTATTGATCCTGAACTTTACTCGGACGACCTCCTGATGCTTTCCCCAGTGCGGCCTATTGAGGCAGAGTGGCGTTTCGTCATTCACAATGGATCGACCTTGACCTACTCGTCTTATGGCGACATAATAAGCTGCGGCGACGAGGCAAAGTCCTTTGTCGAATCCGTGCTCGGTCAGGTGCAATATGACCCAGCCCCACTATGGACACTGGACATCTGTAAATCAAATGGAGACTACCGAGTGTTAGAGGTTAATAGCCTTCTCTCTGCTGGGTGGTATGACTGCGATGTCAAAAAGATAGTGGAGGCTGTTGATGAACAGAACAAGAATGATTATTCTGGCAATATGGATATCCCTAGGGATATATGATGCATGGGTTTGTTCTGCCGGGAATTTTGAGGCATCGATTAGTCAGTTTATTGTAGATCTAGTGAACGTAAGTCCAGTGGCCTATGGGGTAATTTGTGTCCTCATCGGCCATTTTGGTTTTCCTATGATTTCAAAATTTAAGACACCGCAGTCGCCCGATTAGGGCGTATTAATACCTGCACTGAATTTTTATTGGAGAAGACATGACTGAGTTGTTAGTTCGCAAGCGGAATGGTAAGACAGAAAATTTTGATCCAGAAAAAGTAAACAAGGTTCTGGAATGGGCTTGCGAAGGAATCACTGAGGTAAACCCTAGTGACGTTGCAATGAATGCAAAGCTTAGTCTTTTTAGTAAGATCAGGACCAAAGATATCCATGAGGTATTGATCCAGTCTGCCTTCAATCTTATCTCAGAAGAGACGCCAAATTACCAATTTGTAGCAGCAAGACTGAGAATCTATGCACTTCGCAAGGAAGTCTGGGGAGGCAATCTTCCTCCGCGACTGTATGACCACATCCGTCGAAATAAGAAAATTTATGATGATGTGCTTCTAGAATCTTATTCGGAGTCTGAAATTCATAAGATTGACAAGATGATCAATCATGATAGAGATTATCGCTTCACCCACGCTGGCATCCAGCAGATGGTAGAGAAGTATCTAATTTGTGATAGGGCCACCAAGAAGGTTTTTGAGACCCCACAATTTGTATTCATCCTTATTCCTATGGTCCTCTATGCAAACCAAGAAAATCGCATGGAGTTGATCAAAGATGCCTACAACCATATCTCTAAATTCAAGATTAATCTACCAACACCAATTCTAGCTGGAGTACGTTCACGTACAAAATATTACAGTTCGTGTGTACTGATTGATTGCGGAGACAGTCTTGATTCGATCTTTACAACCGCCATGGTTGCTGGTAAATACACCGCACGTAGAAGCGGTATTGGTGTTAATATGGGTCGTATCAGAGCAGTTGGCTCATCCATTCGCGATAGTGAAGTCATTTCTACTGGACTTATTCCATTCCTACGTGTGATTGAGAGCACTGTTAAGTCTACCTCACAAAATGGCCTAAGAGGTGGTGGGGCAACAATTTCTGTACCTTGGTGGCACTACGAAATCGAGGATGTGATTGTTCTTAAGAATAATCGTGGGACCGATGACAATAGGGTCAAAAAACTAGACTATACAATTCAATTAGATGAAATCTTCTATGACAGAGTCAAGAACGACGAAGAAGTAACCTTGATCTGTCCACACGAGACCGACATTTATGAGTACTGGGGAACTCCAGAGTTTGCCCAGAAGTATCTAGAGGCAGAGTCTAAGCCTTTAAGACTTAAAAAGGTAGTAAAAGCACGCGATCTTTTCTTTTTACTGGCAAAAGAGCGTCTGGAGACTGGCCGAATCTATGTGATGAACATGGACAATTGTGCCAATAGTAGTTGGAATACTCCTATTCGTATGTCGAATCTATGCTTAGAGATTTTACACCCCACAACTCCACTACATTCCGCAACAGATGAAGATGGACGAATTGGGATTTGTATTCTATCATCTATTAATCTTCTCGAAACAAAAAGAGAGGATATTCCAAATGCTTGTCAGGTAATAGTTTCGCTTCTGAATAGTTTGATTGAATATCAACTTTACCCATTTGAAGCCGCTAAGAGATTCTCTCAGTGGACAAGATCAATTGGGGTAGGAGTAACTAACTTTGCCGGATGGCTCGCCTTTCAGGGTCTGAACCATGAATCGCCAGAGTCGGTAAAGAAGGCAAATGACTTGATGGAACTCATCCAGTATAGCCTCCTAGAAGCCTCATGCGAAGACGCGAAAGTCCGAGGCGTGGCAAAAGACTTCCAGCTATCCAAATACTCGCAGGGGTGGCTTCCATGCGATTCTCATAAGGATCTCCCAGAAGATATCCAATTTGAATTAACACAGGATTGGGAAGTACTTCGGGAAAAGATTGCAGAATTCGGATTGGCCAATTGTACCCTAACAACAATTATGCCTGCTGAATCAAGCTCTGTCGTCCATTCTTCTACAAACGGAATTGAGCCAATCCGTGCCTTTATGACTGAAAAGATTGCTAAGAATGGGGTTAAGAAGGTTCTAACTCCAGAATTCCCGAAGCACAAAAAGAATTATGTGCTTGCGTGGGACATGAAATCTAACCTAAACTCTATTAAGATCGCTGGTGCTCTTCAGAAATGGATTGATATGTCCATTAGTTTTAATACATATCTTAATTACACTCATTATGAAGGTGGGGAAATTCCTATATCTGTTGTTGTACAAGATATTATTACTGCACACAAGTATGGTCTTCGTACTATGTACTACAACAACACCCCAAATGATAATGAGGAAGCGGATGTATCAAAGGGATGTGAATCAGGAGCGTGCAGCATATGAGAAGTGTTCTTAATACAGTCGTAGTAGATACAACAAAACAGCCCATGTTCCTAGGAGAAGGACTCTCTCTACAGAGGTATGACAAGTGTAAGTATGAAATCTTCCTCACTCTGTTCAAGAAACAGCTTGGATTCTTCTGGCGACCCGAAGAGATCTCTCTTGTTAAGGATCGTGGCGACTACAAGCAACTGACAGAGCATGAAAAGTTCATCTTTACATCAAACCTAAAATTCCAGACGATGATGGACAGTGTGATCGCTCGTGCTATTCCAAATCTTACTCAGTATGTAAGTTTGCCAGAACTTGAAGCCTGCATGAATATTTGGGCAGCATTTGAAACAATTCATAGCTACTCCTACAGCTATCTGATCAACAATGTCTATCCTGACCCATCTGAAGTCCTAGACAGCGTCCTAATGGACTCTGAGATAGTAAAGCGTGCTAACTCGGTTTCTTGGGCTTTTGACGCACTAGCATTCGATGCGAGCGAAAGACCGATAAAGGAAAGAATCTATCTTGGACTTATGTCCACCAACATTCTTGAGGCTGTTAGATTTTATGTGAGCTTTGCCTGTGCTCTCGCTTTCGAGCAGAATAATAAAATGTGCGGAAACGCACAAATTATCAAATTGATTCGAAACGATGAAGCATGTATGAGTGACGATACAGAAATATTAACCCCAAATGGTTGGGTTAAATTTCCAGAACTAAAAAATGAAGACTTAGTCGCACAATATACCTTGGATGGTAAAATAGAATTCGTACTGCCGAATAAGGTAATACGAAAAAGCCATAATGGGGATATGATTAGATTCAAAAATGCTGTCGGTCATATTGATATGTTACTTACACCAGACCATCGTGTAATTTATGAGAATCTGGATGGAAACTTCGTAGAAACTACTGCTGACTCTTTTAAACCAAATCATCTCAAGAAAATAGTTGTGTCTGGAGAAGCCTGTGGTAAGAGAGAAGAGATATCTACTTACGAAAGGTTCCTAATAGCCTTACAGGCCGATGGAACAATAAGAGATACTGATGTAAGGGACGGAAGCAGGTCAGGTTACCACTGCGTCTCATTCTGCTTAAAAAGAGATAGAAAGATAGTACGACTTGAGTCAATTCTTTCCGATCTAGGATTTTCATACTCTAAGTCAAATCCAGACAATAGAGGTAGGACTACATTTTATGTATCAGTTCCTGTAGAACACCTATTGACTAAAAATTTCTCAGAATGGATAAAACTAGAAACAATATCATCTAATTGGTGCAAGGGATTTATTGAAGAATTGATGAATTGGGATGGGTCTTTGATCGAGAGTAGACCAGAGTACCTCTATTACTCTTCGTCAGTAGAATCAAATTCTATTATGGCTCAAACAATAGGTTGTTTGGCTGGATATAAAACATATATTTTTCAACAGGAAGATTCCAGAAAATCCTCATATAAGACTATGCACAGAGTGTCCTTCCAGACAGATAAACGTACACAGTCTGGCCAGTCCCTCAAAAAGGAGACTGTCGACTACAACGGGATTGTATATTGCGTTTCAGTTCCGTCTGGAATGTTTTTGGCCAAAAGAAACGGCGGAATTTTCGTGACAGGGAACTGTCACATGTCTATAACCCAAACTATTCTAAAGTACATGAGAGATAATGACGAGGAAGGCTTTACCGACGTTGCCACTTCATGTAAGAATGAAGCAACTCAAATGTTCTTAGAGGCCGCAGAAGAAGAAAAGGCATGGGCAACCTACCTGTTCAACAATGGCGGCATGATCGGTCTCAATGAGAAAATAATGCATCAATATATCGAGTCTCTAGTAGACAAAAGATTAATTGGTGCTGGTCTTGACAAATATTTCGGGACGAAAAATCCAATTAGTTGGCTTGAAGCCGACAGTCGGGGAAAACAGACCGCTCCACAGGAACAGGAGATTATATCCTACAAAGTAGGAGCCTTCAAAAACGACCTATCTAACGCTAAATTGGAGTGGTAAATGATTACCGAACTCATAAACGATGAGCAGCTTCTTGAAATTCTTTTAGAGAATCAAGCCATATATGACTACAATATGGAGGGATTCAGTGGTGAGCTTATCACTCTGTATTGTATGAATAAAGTTGGAGTTGGAGCATCTTTTGATACAGTGTATGAGGAAGTGACAAAACTTGTTACGTCCCATGTATGTGAGAATTTAGTAAAAGATGGATTGATATATCCTGTATTTGCCGAAAGCGGAATCGAGTATCAATCTACTGACGAAGGCAAGAAGCTCATTGAAATGTACAAAAAACTAGGGGTAATGAATGACTAGACGCAAACCAAAAGCGGCTCCTGTTCCAATTAAACAACCACGTCAGCAGTATCATCCTAGATACAATTTGATAAAGCCAAAGACTATTAATCAACGCGATTATGTGTCTTCTATTATCGAAAATGACGTTACTATTTGTTCTGGGCCATCTGGATCGGGAAAGAGCTTGGTAGCACTTTCTACTGCTATTGCGAGTATGTCAGACCCCAACAACTCCTGTAGCCGTATTTACGTTACTCGTCCTATGATCTCTACTTCTACTAAGGATTTCCCATGGATCAAAGGAAGTCTAATCGACAAACTTCGACCTTGGTTTGCTCCGATTTTAGCCAATCTTGAAGAACTGGTTGGATCAAAAACAGAGCTTGAAAAGCTAATCGAATCAGAAACTATCTGTCTTCAAGCAATTGAACTGATGCGGGGTTTCACTTACAAGAATTGTTACGTACTGATTACAGAAGCACAAAACATGACTGTGCCTCAAGCAGTAATGGCTATTACTCGAATCGGCGAGAACTGCAAGATGATATTTGAGGGCGACACGGATCAAAAGGACCTGCGTGGCGAAGAAGATGGACTGTCCTATCTAAAACGCAAACTTCGTAGCAGGGATGATTTGTGCGGCATGGTTGAGCTTGACTCTTCTGACATCCTGAGGCATCCACTCATCGGCCAAATCCTTGAACAGCTTGATTATAGAGGAATGTCGTCCTACTAGGAGACTGCAATGGTATTTCGTCTTTTTCATAATGGCGAACAAATCAAAACTAAGGCAAATCGAGACAACCTCTATATGTCACTACAAAATGCCAAGAGAGCACTAAGGCAGTATCTATTATGGGTCAACAAAAAGATACACAGAAAGGACCTACAGGTGAAGTCAGAGAACTGTCAGATAATTGGCTTCGAACTTGTAGAGAAGGCGAAGCATCATCTCTGAGATTTGTAGTATTGTTCATATGCCTAGTATGCATATATGATATTCATTGCACAGTTAAATATGCAGATACTCTTATAGAACTAGAAAGAAATATCATAGCAAAAATAATGATCTCTTCTTCTGGCGAAAATGTTGATGTATCTAGGTTAGTTACATTTAAGTGTCTAGGTCTTCTCGCAGCAGCCGACATACTAGAATGGATGATTCGAAAAAATACTAGATCATCCAGACTAGTCATATACACTATTGCTGTACTTCAAACCATACTTCTTCTTTATCTGGTGAGTTAATGCCAATTTACGAGTACAAATGTTCGAATTGTGATCATTCTTTCGAGATAGTCCAAGGCGTTAAAGACCCGGTAAAAAAGAAGTGTTCTGAATGTAAGCAATTTGGGCTGGAGCGGCTGCTCTTTCCCGTTATGGGCTGCGTCAAGGAGATTAGAACACTAGGCCAATTAGCAGAGAAGAATACTAAGCTTGCTGGTTCTAGTCTTCAAAATCCAGAAACCGAAAAGATGTTAGCCAATAAGGCGAGAACACGAGAACTTAATCAGATCAACCGTATGACGAATAAAGAAAAGAAGAAATTCATTGAGGGTAAGTAATGACACGTTTTATTAGTGACAAGTCTCAAATTGAACCATCTAAGGTGGTTACCACGTATTACGGAAAAGGAGGCGAAGAGTGTGATAAAGATAAAGCCATTATTTATCATATCTCAACAGATACGCGAGATACATATTTCTCAATTGTTCAAAATGGTGGAATCTTCAATCCTGACTCTCTGCGGTTTCCACGCCCTGTTCAGTATGGCAAGATTTCAAAAGAATGTTTCACAAAGTTTCTCTCAGCACTAATTTCAGGAAAACAAAGCGATTATGAAAAAGCAGCCCGCGAATACAGGAAGTCTTGACAAGGTCCAGAAATTTTACATCGCACACCACAAGTCACGAGATATTAAAACCCTTGCCGCAGACGTAAAGTCTTCTGTCAAAGTTGTTCGAGCATATATCAATGGTCTTGAAAAACGAGCCCAGCGAAAAGCAGCCGAAGTCGCTGCCGCTGAAGCTGCAAAGCCTCCTGATAAAGGTGTTCAGTCAATTAGAGCTGATGACCTGATGAACCGAAATAAGAAGCGTGGTGCGGTTGTCATGACAGAAGCGGCATCCCAACTCGGTGATGCCACAAGGGCGAATAGAATGTCGCCTAGATTGGCTCAGAATGTACAAAAGATACGACCAGAGTGATCTTAGACCATTTCAGTCAATGTACAAAGAAGGTCATGTGACCGTAGATAATTACATTGCTGAGATGCTTTTTAAAAGAAGGGCCGAATTTAGTGGGAAGGCCCTTCCCCAGTCTTTTTGGAACAACCCAAAATTCAGACAGGCATATATTATCGAACTCACTAGAATTAATAAGCTTCTTGAAAGGGTATGCTCTTCATGCATCATTAAAGCGTTCAATCAGACTAAAGCTTGTTCTGTCAAAAATCCAGATCTTATTAGACTTGCTGAAAAGTTCCAACAAGAGATGGAAGACAAGAAGAAGGTAATCGAGAAGACAGAAGAGAAACCCGCTGTTGGGCCTACTAAACCGTTTGGAAAAGTAAATAAGTTATCAGAGTTATAAATATGGCGAAAAAAGCAAAGAGTGAAGAAGTTGAAGTTGTGGATGACGGCGAAATGGCAATGAAAGCCATTAAGAAAAAATATGGTGATATTGTTCGTCGCGGTTGTGATATCTTTGACGAGAAAAGCAACAAAACGTGTGTGAGTGTGAGCCCAGCATATGACCTCGGTTTGAACGGTGGTATTCTTGAGGGAAGCTGGACGGTTATTTCCGGAGTCGAAAAGTGCGGTAAATCAAGTCTTACTCTTCAGACTATCGCGAATGGACAAACACAGGGCAGACGAGGTATCTATGCAGATGCCGAAAGTCGACTTAAGGCTTATAATCTAGCCGGTATTCATGGACTTAATCAGAGCGAACTAGAAGTCATTAGCGGTAAAGATGAAGATCTTTCTGCTGAAGACATTCTTAACACGATTAACGATATGATCCGAATGCCACGGAACAGGGGCTCCGTATGTGTCATTGACTCGACCTCTTCTCTTTTACCGAGAGACGAGATGGATTCTGAAGTTTCGTCTAAGCTCAGAGCACAATTGCCAAAACTTCTATCTCATTGGATTAAGAAGAATGCTCAAGTTGTTGTGCGTAATGACATTCTGATGATCTTGATCACCCACTACATCACTAATACGAGTGGTTATGGCAAGCATAAGCTTGCAGATTGTGGTGTTATGGTTCAGTATCAGGCAGACAATCGACTGAACTTTACTCATGTGGAACCATGGGAAGAGAACGGTAAGAAAATCGGCCAAAAGACAATGTGTGACATCAATTGTTCCGCAATGGGCTCTTCTGGTAAGACAGTAACGTCTTATCTGAGATTTGGACACGGTATTGACTTCACTAAAGAATACATCGAGCTTGGTGAATCTTTTGGACTGATTGAAAAGGCTGGTGCGTGGTTTACCATGCCATATCTAGCTGGATGTGCAGAACTATCAGATGCAGCCACACAAAAGTTTCAGGGTCAGCAAAAAGTATATGACTTTATCTCATCTCATCCTGTGGCTGGTGAGTTCTTGAAAAAGGAGCTTACAACATTGCTATTATAGTCCATGGTTTAGACGGAAAAACACACAAGATGGTGTTAACGTCAACCAAGCGGAGCCTAAGAGATAAGTCCGCACCCCATAAAGAAGCTGCTTCTCTTTTACAGGTGTTCTTTCCCGGAATGCCAATCTTCGAAGAAGTATTTTTACCGGGGTGTGGACTATATCTTGACATTTTTGTGCCAAATTTGTCCATAGGAATAGAAATCCATGGTCGTCAACATTTCGAGTACACTCCATACTTCCACAAGACCAAGGCAGACTTTCTAATGGCCTGTAAAAGAGATCGTGAAAAGGCCGAATGGTGTAGAATCAATGACATCGATCTTATCGTCCTACCAGACGGAGAGGAAGACAAATGGAAGAACTTGATCAGTTCAGCGATATCAAGGGACTAAAAGAGTTAACATCTTTCATCGACAGATACTGCATCGAGTTTATGACTCCGGATTGTAAATTCGATCCGGTGTCTCAGATGATTATGGACATTGCTTATGAAGACTTGGTAGTTCTCTCATCTGATGAGGCCTACGCCAATTCTTTTAAGCTCCACTCATACTGTATCTATCTCAGGAAGAATCTTGATAAGTCTATTGCAAAAAGAACTTGGTGTGAAGAGACACTAAATTCTATTGTAGCTAGAAACTGGAAGTCTCAGTCTGAGTATATGAAGTATGAAGTAAAAAGACAGGCGATTATCGCTGAAGACACATTTGCTGAAAAGGTAGAAAAAATGAGGATCTACCTCACGAGTGCTATAGCCCAAACAGAGGACAAGATTTATTCAGTAAAGAGAATGGCAGATATCCTTCAGGAAATTGGAAAGAAGAAATCTTATGATCGATGATTTTAAAGAGGCCATTCAAAATGGCGACTGGGACGGCGTCGTCAAATTTTATACATCACTTGTCGGCTTGCCGCCTGTCATTTCTTCCCCTCGGGAACAGAAGCTAATTCGACAAGTTGAGACTGCTATTAATCGTGGCCAAAACCTTGACTTTCAGATGCGGCCAGACACATCTAGCAAGGCTGCTCCAGCAAAACCAGCGAAGCCGAAAAGGGTCTCTAAGAAGAAAGCGAAGGCCCGAGAAATTGCCTTTGTAGACACCGGGGAAAAGGTAGAAGAGAATGGGGCTGATAAGATCAATGATAATGTATCACTTACTCCTAGAACTAGAAAGCCCTTTAAGACGATTAAGATGACTTGTATATCTTGTAAATCGACAGAGGAAGTCGCACCAATATTCAAGCGTGACCCAGAAGTGTATAAGTGTAACAAGTGCCTGTCTAAGGGAAGAAAAGATGGAGTTGAGTAATGTCGCGAGTGAACGTGCTGTGCTTGCTGGTATTTGTGCTCATGGTCCAGACTGCTATTTAGATGTTGAGCCCTTCTTGGAGGAAGGGACATTCACAGTCGACTTTAACAAGGTGATGTACAAGTGTATAAAGGAGATTATCAACACGTCTGATCGAGTTGACTTTGTCTCCTTATTATCTGCCGCAACTGACCTCTCTCTTGGAGAGTACGTCAATCGTCCCGATGTCTTGAAGCATTTCCACGGAGTTCTTGCAACTCCAGTTGACCTTTCTGTGGTCTCTGGGCACGCAAAAAAGATTCGCCGTCTTCAATTCGCGAGACATCTTCAGGAAACGATCAAGGAATCCTACAAAGACCTGAATGAGATTTCCGGGGAAGAATCGCTCTCTCACATTGTTTCCATCATCGAGAACCCCGTCCAGAACGCTTCTACCTCTTATCTCAAAAAGGACGAAAATAAGCCTAAGAGACTTGGAGAAGACGGGATTGCCTACTTTGAACACCTAATGTCTGACGAGCCAAAACAGGTGGGGATATCAAGCGGATTCCCCTCGTACGATGCGGCAATCGGAGGAGGTTTTTTAAGGAAGTGCGTGGATCTGGTCGGGGCTAGAACAAAAGGTGGTAAATCTGTTTTTTGTGATAATGTTGCACTACACGTTAGTAATGCCAACATACCAGTCTTAGTTTTAGATACAGAAATGTGCCAAGAGGATCATTGGAATAGGCTCTGGGCAAATATGACCGGAATCCCTATTAATGAAATAAAGACTGGTGACTTTAAAACAGATAAACTAAAAGTATCCGCTGTTGCAGAAGCAAGGGATAAATTAGCATCTATACCATATTTCTACATCAATGTATCCGGCAAGGGATTTGATGAGATTCTTTCTATAGCTAGAAGATGGGTTCTAAGAGAAGTCGGGTATGAAAATAATGGCAGGACTAAAGACTGTCTTATTATTTACGACTACTTCAAACTGATGGATGCCAGTAGTATATCCGATAATATGGCCGAATTTCAGGCTATGGGATTTCAGGCAACAAAACTGCACAATTTCTGTGTAGAGTATGACGTACCATGTTTATCTTTCGTTCAGTTGAATAGGGATGGTATCGACAAAGAATCTGCTGATGTTATTTCCCAATCTGACAGAATTGGATGGTTGTGTACATCCTTTACAATCCTGAAACAAAAATCAGTAGATGAAATAGCTGATGATGGCCCCAAAAACGGAAATAGAAAATTAGTACCTGTGCTTTCAAGACATGGCCCCGGAATGACGGACGAAGGGTATATTTGTCTCGATATGAGGGGTGAATTAGCGAGGATGCGAGAAATTGGCACTGTTAGACGACTTTCTAGAAGCAAAGAATTCCCAGAAAGAACTCCAGATTCTGAAAGCGAGGATGAAAGCGAAGATACCTGAAATTCTGGATTTCTTCGGGGTCAAACCATATAGGTCTGGACAATTGCTTGTATGTAACTGCCCAATCCATAATGGAGATAACACCACCGCATTTAATATAAATGGGGATGTCACATCCGAATTCTGTGGTAGGTGGTTCTGTAATACCGCTGGATGCCACAAAAAATTTGGCGGAGATATCCTTGGGCTCCTACGTGGGCTGGCCTCTCTAAAGGCTGATCTTACTTTTACTGAAGTAATTAATCTTGCGGCTACATTCTGCGGAATAGAGCAGATCGATTACATCTCTGACGTTTTCAATGACATGATGCTCAGAGAAACGGTAAAAGTGACAGGTCCTACCAGAGAACAGGTCAGGGAGCGGCTGAAGAGACCTGTCGAATATTATCTTAAAAGGGGATTTTCTTTATCTATTCTCGACGAATTCGATATCGGAATATGCGACGATCCCACAAAAGAGATGTATAACAGGGTAGTATTTCCAGTATATGACCCAAATGGGAAATATCTTATAGGATGCGTAGGTCGGACCTTGACAAACGCACCCGATAAATGGAAGAATCAGAAAGGATTCAAGAAGTCAGAACACCTGTATGGATATTGGAAAGCTTTTCAGGCGATATGCCAAAGTGGAAAGATAATTCTCGTAGAAGGACAGGGTGACGTTCTTAGATTCCATGAAGCTGGAATAAAAAACGCGGTGGGAATCTTTGGGAGCAAACTATCTGACTCTCAGGAGTTACTTCTTCAGAAAACTGGAGTAACTGAGATCACAACGGTTTTTGACCGAGACGCCGCAGGCGATAAATGTAGACTAGACTGTAACAAACTTAATCGTCTATTCAATGTCAGGCACGTAATACCTGAAGCAGAAGACGTAGCAGAAATGACTGTAGAACAAGTAAAAGGATTAAAAGTATGACGCAAATCATTTGTATCGCTGGGGCAAAACAATCAGGTAAGAATACAGCGGCCAATTTCCTACATGGTCATATTCTTCAGCTTAATGAAGTGATACTAAAGTATGAGATCACTAAAGCTGGAGAATTAATGGTTAACACCCATTACATGAAGGATGGGGAAGTTAAAGAAGATATGGGCGTACTCGACCTGAGTCGAAAAGACGACCTTTATGTTCAGTATGCAGATCAAATGATCTGGCCCTATGTTAAACTATATCATTTCGCTGATGCTCTTAAAGAGCTTTGCATGGCGATGTTCGGACTAACCTACGAACAAGCGTATGGAAACTACAAAAATTCAAACACTAAGCTTCGTTGGGAGAATATGCCCGGAGTCGTCACGCCAGAGGCCTCTGAGGGCCTTGGAGACTCGACCCTGAAAGCTATTGGGCTCATGAGGCACAAGCCCGGATACATGACCGCACGAGAGGTATTACAGTTCGTTGGAACTGATATTTTCCGCCGCATGTATGAGCCAGTATGGGTTAATCTATTAATGAATAAGATTAAGGAAGATTCACCCATGGTCGCTATTATCGCAGATTGTCGTTTCGACAACGAAGCACAAGCGGTAAAAGAAGAAGGTGGTACAATTGTACAGTTAACTCGTCGTCCTTTTAAAGACGGACATGTATCAGAAGATGGGTTCAAAGATTTTACAGATTTCGACAAAGTCCTTGATAACCGCGAGCTTGAAATCAGTGCTGCTAATTCTGAACTACTAGACTTCTTGGTTCAGCGTGGTATTACAGAGCTAGTTACAAAGGCCTCCTAATGATTCTAACCTACCTGCGGTCGAGTTCGATCGGCACGTATCATATGTGTCCTCAAAAGTACTTATTCACTTATGTACTTGGTATGAAGGACAAGGATAACGCCAAAGCAATTATGGGGACTGTTACGCATAAGACCCTAGAACTGCTTGGAAAGCAGAGGATCGCAGAAAAGAATAAAAAAAGGAGTTTCGTAGACGAGGAGTTCGGAAAGATTAACTTCTCAAAGTGTACAATTGAGTATCTCAATGAGCTATCTCATGCCCACTATGAGAAGTTATATCCCGGACTGATGCCAAAAAACTCTAAGAAGATAACCCTAGAGTGGACACATTTGGCAGTAACTCGTTTAGATGGCGAAATGGACCCAAGAAAACAGGATATCCATGCTGTTGAGGAATTTTTCGAGGTAGAAGTTCCTCATGAGTGGGCTGATTATGAGTACGAGATTAATGGCGAAGTTCTAAAAGGAAGATTAGGACTTAAGGGTACAGTAGACCTGATTGTAAAAGAGGACGATGTCTTCTTCCATATCATGGACTATAAAACTGGCCGTAGATACAATTGGGCTACAGATAAAGTAAAAACATATGATTGTCTATCGGAAGATAAACAACTATTACTTTATTATTATGCTCTAAGGCTTAAGTACCCAGAAAAGAAATTCTATATATCGATCTATTACATTAATGATCATAAGATTGATGGCGTGGTTGTTCCGGGAGGATTGTTCACGTTTGCCTTTGACGACAATGATTTCAAAAAGGCAGAACTGATGATCAAGAAAGAATTTGAGACAATTAGAAATGATAAGTATCCTCGTGTAATCAGTAAAACATGTAATCATTTCAAGTGTCAACATCTATGTGCATTTTCTAAAATCATTCCGTCTATTTCCGAAGATGAGCCAGCATGTACCTTCATAAGAAAAGAAATAGAAAGAATTGGGATTGATGCTGTTACGGCAAAATATGCTGACCTATCTCGTATGAAGGTATACACTGGTGGTGGTAGGCAGGATGTATCTTTGGAAGAAAAAGAGTGATAACTATTCTTGGCCAGCCGTTTAATATAAGAATGAAAGATGGAAATACATATAAGCATGTTGTATATGAATGCGAATGCGGTAAAAGAGAGATCGCTCAATTATGCAATGCTAAAAAGGGCGTATCTTGCGGATGTTTAAATAAGAGATCAAAAAAGCATATGATGACAAAAACAAGTATTTATGCTAGATGGTCTTCTATGATCGCAAGATGTCACTCTCCGGGAACTAAAAGATATAAAGACTACGGTGCTAGAGGAATAGTTGTATGTGAAGCTTGGCATACATTCGAAAATTTCCTAGAAGACATGGGCCATCCAGAAAATGGATTAACTCTTGATAGAATCGATAATGATAAAGGGTATAGTAAAGATAATTGTAGATGGTGTAGTCCGAAAGCTCAATCAAGAAATAGAAGAAATACGATCTATCTGACAATAGATGGAACTACTAAAAGCATATCTGAATGGTCTGAACATACAGATGCCTGTACATATAATACTATATCGTCTAGATATCATCGTGGATGGTCACACAAAGAATGTGTATTTGGAAAGATTAAATAGGACTTAATATGAACTACGAAAATTTTATAGTATTTGACCTTGAAACATCTGGAATAAACCCAGAAACAGCACAAATAGTACAGGTCGGTGCGGTTTGTGTAGATGCTCGAAGATTGGAAATAATTGGAGGGAGCGAATTTGACGTTCTCATCAAGCCGCTATACGGCGAAGAGTGTACTAAGGCTGGACTTCAAGAGCTAACTGATGGTGCTATTAAAATCCATAAAAAAGATCATACATTGTTGGCTGAGAAAGGAGTATCACTCGACACTGGAATTTCTAATTTTGTATCCTATGTAAACTCATATAATTATGCAAAAACAAAGTGGAAAAGCCCAATCGCTTGTGGTTACAATAGTAACAACTATGATATTCCAATCTTAAAAAGAGATTTGGCCAGAACGAATCAGAATTATCCATTTCATCCATCTATATCTGTAGATGTAATGCAATTACTCTTCCTCTTTTTTGAAAACGATAAGAATGTGTCACGCCTATCGGCGGACTCTCTAATCCGAAAGCATATGGGATGGAAGGACAAGGGAGAATCTCACGACGCTCTTGGTGACGTTATTATGACCGCAGAAGTACTGATTAAATCTCTGCGACTTATCAGAAAAGCTGTTGGAACGGTGAAGTTCGAGAACTGCTTCGCACTATAGTAGGTAAGTCAATGACAGAATTTATGAAATACGAAGCCCTCATAGCCGACATAGCTCGCACTCTGTACAGAAAGACTCACCTGTATGACTTTGAAGATCTTTTTCAGATCGGCCTACAGTCGGCTATGAGGCTTGATAAATCTTTTGACCCAGAAAGAGCGAAGAGAACTACTTTTTTCACTCTGTGCGTCAGGAGGGATATGCTTAAGTTCATTAAGAAGCATAATAAGGTGTTCTCTAATGTGTCTTTGCCGAAAGAAGTTGAAAAAAACTATGAGGATCAGCTTTGGGAAAGTATTCCAGACCTAGATCCAGAAGACAAAGAAATGGTCAACATGATAGTGTCAGGACACAGTAAAAGAGATGTGGCCAAAAGATTAAGACTCCCATACAAAGAAATTCAAAAGAGATTAGAGAAAATAGGAGATACCATTGGTTAAGAGAGTCTTAGTTGGGTCAGAAGCATCCTATTTAAATACTGGATATGCTTCATATGGTCGTGAGCTTATTAAGAGATTGATAGATACGGGGAAGTATGAAGTAGCTGAGATCTCCTGCTACGGTGCCGCTGACGACGAACGTCGCAGAGAAATTCCTTGGAAGAACTACCCTATTGCTCCAAGTAGGAACGACCCCGAGAAGGTCCGACAAATCTACGGATCTAATCCCGCCAATCAATTTGGAGCATGGCGGTTTGAAAGAATCTGTCTGGATTTTAAACCAGACGCGGTTCTCATGCAAAAAGACCCTTGGATGGACTCTTGGATTAAGCATTCCCCGTACAGACCATATTTCTCTTGGATTTGGGCCTCTACGGTAGATAGTGCCCCACAGTCTCCAGAATGGATCAACCAGTTCGCAGATGCGGATTACTTCTATACTCTCTCAGAGTGGGCAGAGGGAGTCATTAAAGAGCAAGCCGGAGATTCTGTCAACCTGATAGGATCTGTCACTATGTGTGCGGCTGACGAGTTTAAGCCGGTTCCTAATAAGGCAGTCCATAAACTATCTATGGGGCTAGATCCTGAGTACAAGATCATCGGCACCGTCATGCGAAATCAGAGAAGGAAGTTGTTTCCTGACTTGTTTGAGGCATTTTCAAAATATCTGAAGGCAACAGGAGATGAGAAAACATACCTCTATTGTCATACGTCTTACCCAGACAATGGGTGGGATATCCCGCAATTGATGCTCCGAAATGAAATTTCATCAAGGGTATTGTTCAGCTATGCGTGTGAAGCATGTGGGGCTCTGTCAATCTGTCGGTTCAGTGACACAGTAAAACAATGTAAGAAGTGTAAGCATTATGCTTCTAAAATGTCTAATGTGAGTACTGGTGCCACGACAGAAGATCTGGCAAAGATCTATAACCTGTTTGATGTATATGTTCAGTATTCAAACAGTGAGGGTATGGGTATTGGGCAGCTTGAGGCCGCAGCGTGTGGTATTCATGTGATGTCAACAGATTATTCCGCTATGGAATCTATCGTAAGAAAAGTTGATGGCTACCCGATTCCTGTAAGAGCAAAAACACTTGAGCTTGAAACAGGGTGTTATAGGGCAATTCCAGACATTGATGCGGTTGCCAAATATTGGCAAGAGTTTCTTTCTTTACCGGAAGAGAAACGTGATGAGCTTGGCAAACGAGCTAGAGAAGCTTATGTAGCGAATTTTCAGTGGGATAAGGTAGTAGACAAATGGATGCAATCAATTGATGCATGCCCGAAAGGGCAATGGGATCTGCCGCTAAGACAGATTAATCTACCAGCAGAAGACAAAATGCCTAAGGTCAGGAACAACTACGAATTTTTGGAATGGGCACTTAAGACATATATTCCATATTCAAGACTTGAAGGTTCCTTTGAGTTAAATTGTATACTGAGAGATATGAACTTCCAATCGCACAGGCCGAACCCCTGTGGGTATTTTTATTCAGAAAACTCATATTTCGATAGGGTTAACTTCGTCCCATTCTCTGCACAGAATGTAATCGAATTGTTCAGGGGAAAAGCGGAAGTATTCAACTTCTGGGAAAATGCAAGAGTTGGAAACGTCAAACTTCATAATGAGGACTGGCTGAATGATTAGTACTACATGTAAAGACTGTGTATTTAAAGAGATGAACGGCAAAATCCAGACAGGATGTAGCTTAGGAGTTCTGGAAAAGTTTGAAGAGTCTGGGGCGTCGATTACTAGATTCAATGCCGAAGACGAAGTCTATAAGCAGGTTAACAGAGTCTGCATGTATCGACGACCGTCTTGGGATTATTCTGGCAATATCTACGACGAAGTATTCATTAAGAGTACAATCGTTATCCTGCATGACGATGGTGATCTGGTTGCTACGCTTAAAAGCATATACGAACTAGATACCCCAAAACCGCCAGATGTCATTATTTGCCATACATCTACCGACTTTACTGGCGTGTATAAAATTGGGTCTGACATTCTCGGTAAAGAAAGAGTGTCCTGTGTTTATATGGCCGATTTACCGTACGATGGTGTATCATACGATGAATGCTTTAAGAGATGCAAAAATGGATGGATATTTTTCATTCCATCTGGGCAAATCTTGTCAAAAGATACACTCAAGATTCTAAATTTTTCGGTAAATGAAAGAATGCATAACCATATTGGTACTACAGGAATTGAGTGCTATATGGCGGTTGCTTACAAATTGTTTCGAGGACAAAAGGGTATGATTCGCCATGCCCTGTCGGAAATCCCAAATGCTACAATAGACTGGAGCGTAATAAGTGAAGATTATCGGCTACACGCTATCGAATAAAACATCCAGTCCTTTTGTAGACGAAGTAGTAAAGTTCACAAGCTACTCTGAGCTTGATTGCGACTATGCTATCGATATCTCTTCTGGAGATCTTGTTCAAGATCCTAGGCCATTTTTATCTGGCGGGGCTGCGTATTATGGTGATTACTACGACCCGAATGGAAACTACTCTCTACATTCAATGTTCCCATCTAAACGGAGTGTCTATCCGGGAATCATCTATAAAGCATCCCTGCTGAGGGATTGTAAAACCAATAATCCCCTAGAAGAATTGGCGAAAGAGAATGTCATTTATTACATTCCAAAGCCAATGTTCAAGATTGGTGTATGAGTACATACATATTGTTGTCTGCTGGATGTGGTCGGTCTATGCAAACCAAAGGGGCGAAATCCCTTTTGGTATATGACGGTATGGCTGTTCTTGATCATCAAATTAAGACCATTCTTGGATATGATAAGAAAGCTGACATTTTAATCGTTTCAGGGGTTGGGCATGAAAAAATAGTAAAGCATATTGATAAAAAGAATTATGATATAAGGATTCTATTTAATTACAACTACAAATTGACTAGTCAAACAGAAAGTCTTCGACTAGCAATGAATGCTGTAAGGCCGGAATCAGTATACATCATACACGGAGATATCATCTTCAACGAAGCATCTTTGTGTTGTTCTCAGACAAAATCGGCAATCATGCTTGACCCAACCCAGTCAGATAAGAAATATATAGGTGCGACATACCATAATGGAATTTTAATGAACCTGTCATATGGTCTGGAAGAGAAATGGGCACAGATCGCTTTTCTGTCAAAAAAGGATTTTCCTTCCGCCCGTAAAGTGATCAACTCTTTTAAAAATAACAAAATGACATTTGAGTTCATCAATATGCTAACGAAGCATACAAAATTCTCAATTATTTACGATGGAATCAAAACTTTAGAGATATCACGAAATTATGAAGACACTAGTAATTAGTCAGAGAAATGACTTCCGGATTCATTCATTGATTTCGCCGTTCCGCAGGATCATGGAAGTTGGCACAATCCCGATGTATGATCGGGCCTCGGTTGAATCTTTTGGTGCCGACATCATCTTTACTGATGAGATTGAAAAGAGCCCTGATGCGTTCGATTTAACCCAGATCAGTAATTTGGCCCCATTCATCAATCTAATGGCCTATCAAGAGCCGTCCAAACAACCTAGGTATGAATCTGATATTTCCTACATCGGACCAATATCTGATATTGACGGACTCATGCTTGATCTATACAGGCTTGGATATAATGTAAGAAATTTCTATGGCTCTCCATCAATGTTGCCATGTTACTCTGGGTCTATATCAATGTCAGAGTGTTGGAACGTCTATAAAAATTCGAAGGTGAGCCCAATTCCAAAAAACGATATTGGGTATAGAGAACTCGACATTATTGCCTCAGATGGGAATCCTCTTAAATTCTCCAACAAGGATGAGTTTATCACCGAGTCGATCAAAGGAATTAAAGGCAAGAAATTCAAGACCAAGGTATCAAAGAAGATCATATTTTCTGATAATACAAATTTTGACAGGCTTGCGACAATTCTAGATAAAATGGGTTTTGGGGCCGTAGCTAAGAAGATTAAGCAGGAGAAGTTATGCTTGGTGTAATTGTTCCAGATACAAACTTCTCAGAAAGATCAGTCATGGTCTTCAAAGAACTTAACAGGGCGGTAAAAAAGATAGGCGAATATTGTCTTTTTTATGTGAACTTAAGTTCTCAGGTTAGTTTCGCAGATTTTGCCATCATGAATATTACAGAGGTAAATAATGCGTATGGCGGAACTCTAATTGCGACGTGCCCCATATCAGCCGATATCCTCAGAAAAGCCGCAGTAAATGCGAATAAGGCGTATTATCTTATGGATCTAGGCTTTCTTCTAGCTCCTTATGACTTCAACGAGATGTACAAGACCTTATCTGGTCTGACTCTGATCGTGCGATCAGAAGAGCATCAAAAGTTCATCAAGAACTTGTTCAATCTCGACTCTATTGTTCTACCATTTGATCTGGGACTATTATGCAATACGCTCTCGCCAACGCCGATAAACTAAGGTTTGCCTATCTCGAAGAGAAGAAATCTGTCCCCATTATCGCCAAAGAATTTGGCACCAATGAGACAAAAATTCGACGAGCACTAAAGTTTTTGGGGGTTGAAATCCGTTCTTACGCTGAAGCACAAAGTATCGCTATTGCTTCTGGAGTCGCCAAACACCCAACTAAGGGCAAGAAGCTCTCCAAAAAAACAATTGACCTGATCTCGGCGAATAGATCTCAAGCGTGGATTGATTTGTCGGAAAGCGAAAAGCAGAAGTTCAGAGATACGAAAAAAGATCAATGGGAAAAAATGTCCGAATCTGCAAAAAGTGAGCTACGTGCAGCCGCCTACGCAGCTATTAGAGAGTCAGCAGAAATTGGGTCAAAGACAGAACGATATGTGTCTGCCGCCCTCGAAGAAGAAGGGTATGGGGTTATTATCCACGCCCGAAACCTAATTCAGAGTCAAGCCCTTGAAGTTGACATGTTTATCCCCGACCTGAAAACGGCAGTGGAGATTGATGGACCATCACATTTTGAACCCGTATGGGGAGAAGACAGGCTAAGGAAGCAACAATCTGCTGACACAGTGAAGCAGGGTCTTCTACTAAATAACGGATATGTGCTCATCAGGGTTAAACAACTTGATCGAAGTATGAGTGTTAAGAGAATGAAGGATGTCTATGAACTAATTCTTTTGGAGCTAAGGAAGATTGAAGAAGAATTCCCTCCCGCAGGTAGGAGATTGATCGAAATGGAAATTAAGGACGGTGTTACACGAAAATTATAGATAGGACAAAAATGACCGAGGAAAGACCAGATTATTTATCGCCAGAATGGGACGCATATGTAATGTCCCAATTTTCAGAATCAGAACTGATGGATGGACATCCTAATGCCGCTGGACTTAGACGAGTTTCAGAACTCCTATTGGGACCTATTTTGAAAAGTGGCCCAACTCAAGTATTTCCTTCTGAAGGAAATGGGGCAAGTCGAGCGACAGTTGTCTATAATGTAGTATTCCAATGGAATGACGGCACTATTCGAGAGTATTCAGAAGTCGCAGACGTATGGCATGGCAATACAGACCTCATGTTCGCCGCATACGCAGTCGCAACAGCTTCTACGAGAGCAGAAGGACGAGCACTCCGTAAGGCCTTGAAACTTCGTAAGTGTGCCGCAGAAGAACTTACTAAGAAGGATGTGGCGAAAGCTGCGGCTGAAAGCCTAGTTGAAAAGATTGCAAGTGAGCAAATTAGTTTTATCGATAGCAAATGCAAGAAGCTTGACATCAATGTTATCGAATTCATTAACTCTGGGGAGAAACAGTATAGCACAATATTCGACGTGACAAGAGAAACAGCAGCGAAAATGATCAAGAAATTAACAGAGTTGACTAACGACAAAACATTGATTCAAGATTCAGTTAAGGGCTACTCCGAGTGGAGATAGTCCAGTAAAAAAGAAAGAACTAAAATGAGCAGAACAGAAACACAGCAGTCTAACAAGATCAAGTCCCCAATTAAGTACTACCTCGAATTTGGTGGTGCTGAAGGTATCTGGGCCTACTGGGATGGCGAGAAGAATGTTAGACTTGATAGTCTAGAGTTTGTGGTTATGGACATTCGTTCATCTATCGGTGGATGGAGCGATGCCAATAATTGCCGAATCTACTCAAACATGGTCAAGTCTACCAAGTCACCATTCGTAGTCAAGGCTGGGAAGACTGTCCTTATCGAAGGACCCTATGCCGACATTAAGAATGAAGTTGTCGCGGCTGGCGGCAAGTTCGTAACAAATATCCTCGCTATGGCGAAGATCGACAGCATCTGGGTTCCAGTAGATATCCAGCTCTCTGGAGCCTGCCTCCGTGACTGGAGTGCCTTTGTTGAGAAGAGCGGAAGTATCTTCGAAGTTTACAAGGGTGTGGTCTCTGCTAGTCGAGGAGAGCAGCAGAAGAAGGGTGCGGTAAAGTATTACACACCAGATTTCGTACTGGGGGAAATGCCAGAAGGTGTAGATGTTGTTGCAGACAAGTTCTGTGCTGACCTTCTAATGCCCTATCTCAATCAGTAATTATGGTAGCTAGGTATGATTATCTCATAGTCGGTTGTGGTTGTTTCGGGGCAACCTTTGCAAGAATCGCAACCGACCGTGGGAAAAAGTGTCTAGTAATAGATAAGAGGCCACACATAGGTGGCAATTGTTATACAGAAAACAGAATAGGCATTGATGTACACAAGTACGGAGCCCATATTTTCCATACCTCAAACCAAAGGGTATGGGATTTTGTAAACCAGTTTGGCAAATTTAACTCTTATCGCCATACGATTAAAGCCTTCAATTACGGAAGGCTTTTTTCGTTTCCAATCAATCTAATGACGCTTCATCAGGTCTGGGGCGTAAACACACCGGACCAAGCAAAGTGCCTATTAGAAGAAAAGAAGATACCAAGTTCAGAAGACAACTTAGAAGCATTCATTTTGTCTCAAATTGGCAGAGAATTGTATGAATTATTCGTTAGAGAGTATACAACTAAGCAGTGGGGTCGATCACCAAAAGATCTACCAGTATCAATAATACAGCGTATGCCGATCAGACTATCGTTCAACGATGACTATTTCTCAGATACGTATCAGGGAATTCCGGTAAAAGGATATACTGCCCTTTTTACCGAAATGTTGTCTGGAATTGATGTAGAACTTGGCGTAGACTTCTTTAAGATTGACCCAGTTAAGTATGCCAAAAAAATCATCTACACCGGGCCAATAGATCAGTTATTCGGCTACGAGTATGGCAAATTGGGCTGGCGTAGTCTCAGATTTGAGGAAGAAGTCCATTCTGGAGACTATCAAGGGTGCTCGGTCGTAAACTACACAGATAATTCTCCTTACACGAGGATATGTGAGCATAAGCATTTCATTGGGCTGTCTTCCCAAAAGACGATTATAAGTAAAGAGTTTCCATGCGAGGGAGAGCCATATTATCCTATAAGAGACGAATATGACATGGTCACTTACAGAAAATACAAAAAATTGGCAGATGGTAAAATTGTGTGCGGTGGAAGACTTGGCGGATACAAGTATATAGATATGCATCAGGCAATTGGTTCAGCAATGAAAGTAGCAAATGAAATACTATAGATTGGTTTTCAGTAAAGACGAAAATGGGGTATCTTTCTCTGAGATAACAGAGCAGCTAATAGATATGGATACATTCACAAAGATGAATTGGGACAAGCCAATTATCCGTCATTTTGATGGTAAATATACCCATCTCATGTCGCTACATAACGACTACCTTGAGTGTATTGTAGCCGGAATCGGTATCTATCAGGAATTGCAAAATGGGGTTTGAGATTCAGCCTGACGATGTCTTATACCTGACCGCCACCATTAAGACATGTCATATAAAGACAATTCTTGAATTTGGCGGTCTAGATGGATTTTCGGCAAGAGTATTCTGCGAGGCTGGAGCCAGAGTATGGAGTATAGATGTCAATCCGTTCAGTATTGACCATCCTAGTCATACTATGATAACGAAGAATATAGCCGATTTACAACCAGACGAAATTGGTCAAAAAATTGACATGGTGTTCTTTGATGCCCATTGCTATAAAGCCCAGACAGATTGTCTTGAAAGATTCAAGGAAGCTGGACTTATTACCGACGAGACACTTTTAGTGTTTCACGATACTGGTGGGAGTTGCATACATCAGATATCAGAGAGATTGATGGTGAACGATTTGCTGTGCAGCAATTATAGTTGCCTCCACATAAAAACCGAGAGAGGTCTAAGTGTCTGTTGTAAAACCCCACTATTGGACATCCTATGAATTGGCCCAAATGTAGTTGTGACGCACCGGGATGGTGCAATCGGCACTTTCAAAACAAAAGTACTAAAGAGTGGGCACTTTGTCTTAAGCACGAGGGCCACAGGCACAGCCTAGACTCTCAGTTCGGTATATTGCCAGCCCAAATGACGGAGGCCCAAAAAAACGCAGTCGTGAGGCATGTGGAGGCCCAAAAGACTTTTGCAAAATTCAACCACGAGTACGATCCAGAGTTTTTAAAACGAACTAAGATATTACTTCTTGGTCATACACAGAATCAGTATTCAGGCGAGAACAGAGACTACTTAGAGTTTCGCCTATTACAAGATCTAGACTTGGGTATCTACAGACAGTATCAAAATAACTGTTTCTCTGAATCTAGAATGTATTTATCTGAGATCCCAGACACCGAATACGTTGGGACAGTAACTGCTTCTTGGAATCAAAAGTTTGACCAAAATAGGATAGACGAATTCCATAATTGGGAAAACACAAAGGTGCTATTCAATAGTGGAGATAGGAATATCGTTCTTACCTCGGAAAAGTCGATGTTCAAGCATGACTGTATCTTTGATCTATTCAGCGATAAAGAAATCGTCAGAGACTTCAGCGATTTCGCCATCTCTCTAACTGGCGAGATCTGTAATTTTGGCCTGTGGTCGAACCAAATTATTTGCCATAGGAGCATTTATCTAAAATTGCAAGAATTCCACAGAATGGCTTTTCCTTTGGTCGTTGAGAAGATACACTCATACAACCTAAGAGCACTCAAATGTCGCATCCTTCATGGGCAAGATGCCTCGAACCTCTATTTTACTGAAGGGTTTGAGAATAGAAAAGCTGGCCTGTTCTTCGAGTTTTTGACAAATGTATGGGTCTCTTGTCAAAAAGACCTTATTATTTTACCGAATGCTTCCCGTAAAAAAGAATGGTACGATAATACGCCCAAATAGACCTACCATTTATTGTCTGGGCACTTGCTACTGGCCCAACTTGTTTTAGTTGGCAAATGACAACCGCATTTAGAACATCTGTCACCCGCCAAGAATGGGCATGTTGCACAAATGTCTAATCTTGATTGTTTTACTTCTTCCGGAACGTGTAAGAGTCCCGACTTTACATGTTGGCCAACCGCCGATGTCAAGTTTTTGGCTTGCTGCCATAGAGATGGCATCGCCTTCGGCACCTCTTGAGGAGCCTCCTGAGGAATTGGCTTAGCCTCCTCCTTTTTAGTTTTACAGTCTATAAACCTTTGGCCCGGTCCACGACAATCTTCCCAAGACTGAAAATATCCCGGATGGGTTTGACACAGCTTATGCTGATGAGGAGTTTTGTTGACTCCGTGCCTTGAGCAGAGGCCCGCGAAAATACACTCGCATCCAGTTTTTTTATCCTCACTCATATATTACTCATACTATCAATGTTAAGATTATTAAAAATACTTTTTTGATTCTTATTCGGATTTCTCTTGATCCATCTGAGAACAGTCCTATCACTTACTCCAAAAAATTTCGAAGCTTCTCTTGTGGTCTTAAATATTATTCTAGATCTATTAGTATATACTACTAATATAGGAAGACTAAAGACTTTCCCAAAATTTGGATTTAGACTTCCAAGCTTAGATACAGATTTTTTGTGCTTTTCCTCGTCTGAATTTTTCCTGCCATATGCTGGACTATCCTTTCCTGTCTTGCTATAAAAATAATTCTTATTCCCAGTATTATGCAGGCTTATTTTCTTTTTTGTCTCGTCTGATAACTTCGATCCTGTTCTATATGATTTGATCGCGGCTATACATGCCTCTGACGGTTTTTTGCCCTTATTAGCTAAAGATAAAGCCTTACGGTGTGATTCGGTTTTAGGAAGGTCCCTAAAGGGACAATCTGCACTTTTGGACAAGTTCAAACACTGATCAAAGCTAAAATACATGTCTATGTAGGTCTGTTCAGTTCCAGATAGTTCATCCTTCTCCTGTAGCTCTAAGACTTGAAAATCAAATTTTAGATATTTATTATATACGTTTTGCATTTTTTCGTTATGGTGGCTATTGGTCTTGAGAGAATTTAAATGCTCTCTTCTCCTTTTATTTAGGTTCTTACTACTTCCTATATAAAAATATTTATCAACAAAAATTATATAGATTCCACTGTTATTTCCTTTTATCATATTCGCTCCAATATACTTAAGCTTCCGTAATCGTTACGTGCAACAAAGAAGTGTCACACGAAGTATACTGATTTGCATCCAAACACCCACACCCATTCAGATAATCCGCTAAGTGATCGGCTTTACCTGATGGTCTTAGTATAGCACAATCTCCGATGCGAAGTTTCCAAGAATTTCCCAAAACCGTGCAGAGGGTAGATGTCGTACAGCATCCTGTTGTGGAGACATCACTAAAGTACAGATAATCTCCACATTGATAGGCTGGTACTGTAATACTGCTGGTAGAGATGAAACCATCAGATCCACAAACTTCGTAACTGCTCCCAACTCCAAGTGGTGTAGCTCTGTTACAAGCAGCCTTACAACCTACTGGTATACCAGCATTTGCACCAATTTCGTAACTCACACCACCATTGCTTGTCAGGTAACCATAACTAGCCACTCCAGTATTCGCTATAAGTGCTGTGGCTGTTCCATCTCCCGCTCCAGCACAACAGGTAGTACAATTAGTAGTATTACATTTTGTAAATGTTCCTGTTCCATCTACAGCGTGATACGATGCTCTAGGTGCTGTTAGTGTGAGGCATACTGGCTTCGGATGTAATTCATAGTATTCTGATGTAGCTCCTCCGCAGGTACTTGTGGCACATGAGCACGGAGGTTGTTTAATAAAACCCTTACAGGCAACACTAGGAACTCCGTCTAGTACATACTCTAGCATCGTCGGAGGGTCTGTAGGAACTTCTCTTCTTCTTAGAACAGATTCACAACATTCAACATCTACTAAAATTTTGAATGGATTGAATAGACAGTTATCAGATTCTACAGTTGTAGTCTTGTCTAGATAGTATCCCATACTTGTTCTACCATCTATCAAGAACGTCTTTGGTGCATGGATTCCGCCATCTATGGATAGTTTTGAGTGAGTATTCATTATGTGGCAGTCGCCACTAGAAATGATGGTACAGCTCTTGATATCTTGCTTATATCTGAATAAAGAAGTATTTACTCCAATCAGTGGTAGATAGTCTACTACTTTAATTACTACATCATCTAGCCCAACATTCTGCGTGATGGTAGTCTTAATCGTTTCATCACATGCATGGATAAATCTTGTATTTTCTGCTTCCAAGATGATATCTGGCATTTCGTCATTACCAAAATCTTGATAGCCAGTATACCAGTCTCCCTGCACCAAAGATGAGTGAGATGTACACAGTTGCAATGAACCGAATCTGGAAACCTTCGTTCCAACCGCATACTTCCTTCGAGGAAAGAACATCTTATTACAATAGAAATCAGCCCCACATTCGACATGGTCCTGAAGACAGCTATGGAATCTATTGGTCCAGTCGACTCCAAATCTTCCAGTTGGTGTCAAATATTGACCCGATGTGAAAATGGAGGTATTGACATAGGATGTTCCTGTCCCACATGGATTGATGGGTACAACAGGATCAGAAGTTGGATCTCCTAAGTAGACGGCTGGAAAATATTTGCTATTTGGGAAGCCAGATCCGTAAAAGAGATTGAAGTAATTCCACAATCTATCTTGTCCAGATGCCGCAGTATTCAAGATGAAGTCTTGATTCGCATATAGTCCATCAGAATAATGTGCATTACAAACTCCTCTATATGATACTATCCCAGTCCCGCTTAATACTGGCTCTGTATAGTAGGCTGGGGTTACTGAATCTGTAGGTGTCGCAAATGGTATCTCAACACAGGTTGTACCAGTTCCAGCAGGATATCTATAGGCTCCAATTTGTTTAGGCTGACATGTAGAAACTGGCGGGGTGCCAACAGCAACTATTTGTTCCCACGCTCTTCCATGGGAGTGATATTCTCTTGCCACATAAAGATCAAACACACCAGAGGTACATTCAATTTTATTGACAATCATAACCTCTGGGAAACACGATCTAAGATTTACGGAGACACCACTATTTGTAGCATATCCAGACCATGGAATTGGGTCTCCACAAGAGCCAGCCTGAGCACGAGAATCATGGGCACATGTTCCCGTACACTGGTCAGGAGTTAAACTTTCACAGGTGACTGTCCCATCCGCCAGTCTATATGGTTCTTCGTATTCATAGTATACGCCAGTTGCCAACATATTTGGGCCAGTATGCCATGAGCAAGCAGATTCTCCAGTCACATAAGATGGGGTAGACGAGAACGGTATTTGAGAGTTTGAATTTAGATAAGTGACTCCTACGGAACCGTATTCACCAGAATAACTGACGGCAACTACTATTCCAGATGGGAAACTTCCAGAACAAGCAACTCCGGTAGAATAAACTAACGTCCTATTACCGTCAAAATCTATCAGAGTAGTACGCATCAACTGTAAATCACAGTCACACATACATGGATTTTGATATTCGTCAGGAAAGGCTCCTTCAATTTTGTCACATGTATCGCAAACTATGCCAGCACAATCGCATAGTGGCGTAGAAACTCCTGAAGTACATGCGGCACATGGATAAAACGCTCTCTGTCCATATGAATTTGTGCCTGCACACCCATATTCACTAAAGTAGGTATTACAACCAAATACATGTTCTTCCGCCATAGCACTTAACACTTCACTTGGGGACTCCATTAGGGTTCCGAGTTGTGTCATTAAATGTTCTGGAATTAGTTCAAATATTGGCTCATTTCCACTTGGTACTAAAATAAAGCTTGATTTTAATTCAAGATCTGAGGCTGCTGATGGATAGTGGTGACCACAACCAGCATTCGTATACATCAAATCGAGTACGTTTTGACTTCCAGTGATCTGAGATAACATCAAATAGTTTCTCAAGATTCCGGTAGCATCGGCTGGAACTAGAAAATCATGGGCATCCGCACAAGCCAACTTGAACGAAGCATAAACAGAAAAGCCAGAAAATCTCTCATATGGAACATCTGAGAAATAGTCATTAAGATAATCCTGAGCACAATTTCTTACATTGATGTATGAATTATTTACATTCCAAGTTGTCCAACCAGCAGAGATATTTGTACCTTTAAGCGGTACGTTAATCAGATTAAACTGACCAGACATACACGTACATGTATTCCCTGTATATGGATTAACGACATCTCTAAAGTCTTCACCATCTACTAGGCCACTACATGGGATACCAAAACCAGATGTACAATTGTACGTTGGATCATAAGACGTGCCCCTGTACTTGCAATGATTCCATCCATATTTTTCTCCTCTTGCGTGAGAGAACTTGGCATCTAAACCAACTGCATCTAATACTAGGTCCCCCTGCGTTGCTTCTATGCTTCCGCACCCAATACAATCATCTGTGTGGTCAATCTCTACCAAGAATGGGACTTTACTTGTCGGCCATCCTGATGCCCTTGTAGTACAAAGGTCAAAATTACGATATTGTAGAGTCCCACCGCAATTTCTTGTGTAAGTGTCGGTCTTGTATCTGAAGTATGGTGCTGCTAATCTTCCATCTGGTCCAGCGAGTCCCCAGAATGGATAATTCCCAGATGGAGAAAAGGCCCCAGAAACTGATCCGGTTTCGTGGACATATGGGTTATTAAAATTCCAGTACATCGGCTGTGGAGAAGATGGGGCTACTCCAGTATTTCTATAATCTCCCGCTTGCACAAGGGAGGAGAACGCCGAGGTGATTACTTCTCTACGGTCATGATATTGATTGCCACATAGGTTTCTAATAAATCCATAGGTCGTATATGGTTGTTTCGTCAAACACGCATACGCAGAAGATGGAATTGGACAAGTATTTAGTGTTCCACTCTCGCATTCACTAGCCCATTTGTATTGCCATAGTATATCTTGGCAACCATACTCATTAGGATATAGATCAAATTTTGGAAACGTAGGAAAAGTGACAGGAGATGGAATCATCACTTTGTTTTCGGGAGTAGAATTTCCCGCAGGAGAATCTACGCAGGCACATGGCTCTGCGGCAATATTTGCACCCCAAGCATCATTCAGATTAATGTACATATGTATCTCTTGGCCAGCTAAACCTCTTTTAAGGTCTACAACGCTGGTAGGAGCAACATATGGATGACCGCTTCCATTGAATTGACAGTTGTCTTCGTAATTACATCCCTTGTATACTATTCCAAGTCTAGATACTTGATTCGTTAAGTATTTAAACGGCCCATCATTACACTCTTGATAGTAGTAAGACTGCGTAAAGCAATCTGGGAATATGGACAAACTTGTCTTTTTACTGTAACAAGTTCCATTGTTTCCTTTTGTCGTATTCTGCTTAGAACTGTTCCGAGTAGATGTATCGAATCGATCAGTCTCATAGAATGGTCCGTAGTATGGTCTTTCCCGTTCAAAAACTGGAAACCCGCTCTCAATAAGGACCCCAGTAGATGTTACTGTTGGATAAGTTCTATCCGTGCGTACGGTATTTGCAGAAACTACTACCTCAGGTTGACCAAGCCCATAATCATACCTATTTTCTATGAATCTATTAGATTGAACAATATTTTTGTTGTTGTTGAATATACGACCAAGATCAGCATGATAATTAGTGAGATTATTCATCTTCTTCGTATCGTTAGATACGTTGTAGGCAAATCCTCCACAGCAACTCTCTGGATCGTAAGTCCCTAGTGCAGTCCAACGATTAAGGCCAGTCTCATTGACATAGCCAGAACCTAGAGTTCCTACTACTTTGCATCCACTTGTATTAACGTCAAATACAACGTATGTTCCATTCAAGTAGGTTCCACTTAGTCCGACAACACTTCCATTTATTAAGCCAGACGCCATCACACCGTTGTATTTTGGTCTCATCTCGACGAAATCTGTAACGCCAGAATTTCGGTAAAAGGTAGCTATTCCTGTATATGCTGCCGGAATAGACCCGTCTCTTAAACAACCTCTATCTCCAGATACTCTAATCTGGAATGGATCGTAAAACAGCCCGTATGTATCTCCACGAAGAATCTCTTGCTTCGGGGTTCTATCACACTCACTAGCTATGCCAGAATCCATATAGACTGTATTACAGTCGTCAAGATCAACATATCTCCAAGCACCTGTTCTATTCTTAAAGACCGTATCTGTCGTAGAGATCTTTGTTCCATAGCCGAAATTCTCTGGGAACTTCTTATAGACATTCGCCGGATCGGTCGTGCTGCAAGACTCAAGGTCAGCAGTT